TTATCTTCATTAATAATTTTACTCATTTGATACAATTGCGAATGCGTTGAAAAATCTCCCAGTTTCATTAAATAATTTTTAATACTAATTAAAAAAATTCGAGTTAGGAAGAAGATCTAAAATAAAGCAAACTGCTTTAATTATTAAAGATACCAACTGGTGGATTCCAGTTATATCATCGCATAATTTAGCCGAGGAAAAAACGTTCATACGCTTAATAATTTCAAATAATGTTTTAGGTAAAAACATCGAAACTGTAGATAAACACAATTCCTCTAACATTTGTGGTTTAAACTTATCTAAACAAGAAGTCGTAGCTGAATACAAATCTATAATAATAGCTATTATATCATTCATATTTATACCACTCTCACTCATCGATTTTAAACGTAAAAATATACTTACAACTTGTAATAATATTTTCACATCAAACTGTTTATAAACTTCATCACTCAACCGTTTCAACTTTGCCATAATCTTAATGCAATCCATAAAAAATGAACTAGCATCAAAAACGTCTTTCATTAAACCCTCACTTTTAAATTTATCAGCTTCGAATAACAAAAACCGCAGTCTTTTCTTTCCGTCACCATCTACTAAACCTACTAACTTTATCCTAACTCCATCTTTACTTATAACTGGATATTCTCCATTCATAAAAGCCTTCTTACTTACTCTTTTCATTTCATTAGTCATTATATAATAATAAAAATATTTCGTTTCATTATTCTCTACACCAACCTTCACATTTTTAGTTTGTTTATTAAGGACACTCATCTTTGGTTCGGTACTAACTCATTTAAGAGCGTTCCCACGTATAATTTGTGCTTTTTACTTAATCTAATGCAATACTACTGAGTATAGGTACTACCTTCTCTCAATAATCCACTCACACGATAAAAGTTTTTGGCCTTCTCTCACTTACTAAGAGACTCCAAATAGTTAGCATAACTAGACTTTTATTTTCGATAACCTGTAAAGGCCTCGGACTTGATTTTACCTAGTGAACTCCCCATTACCAATGGGTGTTTCAAGTTCACAACATTACTGCTTTTGGCTCACACTATCTTTTACAATAGCAAGGTGTTTCGTCATCACCTACAAATACTAATCTTTGGCCCTAGTGTACAAACATACTGCATATTCCGTGAAAGAGACGAATCTCTTTCACGAAAATGCAATATCA